TACATCATTTACCCCCCCCCCCCGAATATCTTCAACCTCTTGATTTGTCAAGACTTTTTTGTCTTTTTCTTGGTTTTTTCCGCTAGTAACATTATTCAAAATGAAGTCTAAAAAGTTCTCAACCTCTTTCTTTTGGTCGATTGATAAAGAATCAAATTTAGAATAAAAAGTTTTTTTATTCGTTGTCTTGTCGCTTCCAATAAGCCAGTCTGGGGCATACTTAACATTCCCCTCAGACAGCCATAACGCATTGACACCCAGGCAATGGGCAAGTTTTGCGTCAAACCCTGAAAAATTTTGATCCCCTCTTTCAATTTTTGAGATAGTCCCCTGCTTTACCCCCGATAGGCGCACTAACTCCTCCTGAGATAACCCGGCATGTTCTCTAGCAGCTTTTAAGCGTTCACCATATTTCATAGTTGAATACGATAATACAAAAGTATTTCCTACACTAAGTACATTAGTATTGACTTTTTCAAGTACGGGAGTATTATCCCCGCTTATGAAAAAATCAGAAATTAAAGAAGAAGTCCGTAAATCAGTAATCATTGCAATCTCGCATTGTGGCACCCAGGATGCGCTTGCTAAAAAAGCAGGCATAACACAGGGCGCTATCGGTAAATATTTAAGAGGCGAGGCATTACCTACTATTACAACCGCCAATGGGTTAAGTGATGCTGTTGATGGGACACAACACCCCTCTTGTTTTGCCCCCCATATTTATAATGAGTTACGCCCTGATGCCTAACGACTAACCATGACCCAACCCTCCCCAAACTCTCGTCCTACCCACTTTCAACCCGTCACTATCCTCTGTGTGCGGGCTTTTTTTGGCCAATCATTATGATTAACTGCAAACGCGATGCCACCATTTCCTTTACCGTCCCCGATGACTTCCGGTCGAAGCTGCTGGGCCTGGCAGAGATGGATAACATGACCCTCTCAACGTATGCCTTCCATGTGCTGATGAAACACGTCGAAGATAAGGAATTAAATGTCAGGATAGTCGCGGAAGCCTTGGGACTCAAAATAAATGAGAATTAAGTCATTTATAGCTGAGTGCGGGCGTAGGTTATTCGCGGGTTACGGGCGGTTATGCGCTTAGTCGCCAACACGGGTACTGAAACAAAACTTAGCTTTGCGCTACGCTATGCGGCGCTGGGCTGGCATGTGTTTCCGGTGTGGAATGTTAATGATGATGGATCGTGTGCTTGTGGCAATCCTGAAATGGATGAAAAGCTACACAAGATAGGCAAGCATCCATTAGGATTAGCCGCCCCCAAAGGGCAAGATGACGCAACAATAAATCCTGATACTATTAAAAAGTGGTGGACACGATTCCCTAACGCGAACATTGCCGCACACCTAGCCTCGTCGGGCTTGTGCGCTATTGATATTGATCCCCGCAATGGCGGTCTTTATGACATAGAAATAGTCGAAGCCAAACATGGCCCCCTTAATTCCGATGTGTTGCAATTTACGGGGGGCGGCGGCGAACATCGTGTTTTTAAGCTTCCTCCTAATCAAACATTACCCGGAAAACTGGGAAAAAGTTTAAAGGGTATAGACGTTAAATGTAACGGCTATATTATTCTTGAACCGTCCAACCACTCAAGCGGCGGCAGTTATGCTTGGGAAGCCTCAAGCGATCCATTGCAAGGCGCTATTCCTTCATCTCTCCCCGATTGGATCAGAGATTTAACACGCAATGCTTCGGTTTTAATGGATGAAGCACGTCTTGAGTCACTGTCTGATGCGCAGGAAACAGAGTTACGCACCGCCCTCTTTTTTATAGATTCTGATGAACGTGATACCTGGCTAAATGTCGGCATGGCTTTGCATAGTTATGCAGGGTGTGGGCTTGGGTTTGATTTATGGAACGAATGGTCGGCATCATCTTCCAAGTATTCTTATAAGGATCAGCTTAGGACTTGGAACAGCTTTAAGCGTAAAAGCGGCGGCTTAACCAAGCTATCACTTTTTAAGCTGGCTCAAGACGCAGGCTGGATTAATACCTGCGCAATGCCAGAGCTGGACGTTGATATTGAGACATTGTTTACCCAAGTTGATGATGAACCTGTTGATACTGAAGAAAATCCTTTTTATGGCTATTCCAAAACGGATGAATCCCTAAACTTAGATAGACTCCCAGGTGTATTGGGCGATATTGAACAGTATTACAACGACACGGCCAAGATCCCACAACCTATATTTGCCAAGCAATGCGCTTTTGGTATTGTCTCTGTGCTGTTAGGACGTCGCTTTAAAACGGTGTTTGGTGATTTTACCAGCCTGTATTTCTTAAATATAGCCTCCACCGCTTGCGGTAAAGAACATATCAAACATGTTACGGAAGATGTTTTAAGAGCCTGCAAAATGGAGCATTTACTGGCAGGCGATGGTTACACGTCTGCTGGTGCGGTTATCTCGACCTTAAACAACAAACCTGCCCACATCACGGTGATTGATGAGTTTGGCATGTACCTGGAAGCCTCCAATAACAAAACCAACCATGTGGCACGTACCGCAATCGCCCAGTTAATAGAGTGCTTTGGGCGACTGGATGGCTTGGTACGATCAAAGAACTACTCAACGATGGGCGGCTTAAAGAACGCCGATGAAAGTATCACTATTCAATGTCCCGCTATAACCATACAGGCCATGACAACGCCGTCCACGTTCTATGACAACCTAACCATTAATATGATCCGTGACGGGTTGTTTGGTCGCTTCATAACCTATAAAAGCGATATGCCCCGTGTGGCTCCCAGACGCTTACGCAAAGTTAATGTCCCGGCTTCCATTATCAAATGGTCTAAAGACATTAATGACCGTGTGTCTGAACAAGACCCAGTTAATACGTTTCATTTTAACCCTATCATAACAGGTGAAATTATAGAGCTTGATATGAATGCCAAGGCTGAACGCTTATACAATGCGTTTTCAGAAAAGATGGTGTCGTTAATGGGCGATCTTCAAAGTGAAGGCATAGAAGGCACGGCTGGCCGTTGGGGGGAACTGTCAGGCCGTATGGGGATGATGGTTGAGTTAGCTAAAAATCCCTTTTCAAGCATGATTTTGGAAGATTCTTCCAAGTCAGCCATTTGTTATTTGGATAAATTATCTTCTCTCACTGTTACCGACATCAGGGAAAACCTATCCGGTTCTATCTACCAAAAAATGAAACAGGAAATATTACTGGCTATTCGTTCTGATATGGCCGGGGTAACAGAAAGGGATATGCACAGGAAAACACCGTTTTCAAAGTGGAAAGACAGGGAACTGGCAGAAGTGCTGCAATCGCTGGTTAAGGCTGAGTTGGTTGTGGCAAAGAACACCCGGGAAGGCAAACCCGGTAAACCAAGAATGGCGTTTTTTGCGCTAAACCCTTAATTGAATTGGCAAATTAATTATTATGGAATGCCAATTCATTTATTATAACTTATTGATTGAAATAGGTATTATTTTAAATTGGCATGAATTGGCAGAGAAAAAATGCCAATTCAACACTTTGAATTTAAAAGTAAAAATGGATAATTTGTAAATTGACAAGAGACCTAACACACCCTCGGATAAAAACGGATATAAAATCCCAAGGGGTGTGTATGCCTGCCAATTTGCCAATTCAATTATATATAGAATTATTATTATAATAATTAATAAGTTATAAAGAATTAAATTGGCATTTATAAATTGCCAATTCATGTCAATTCAAGACAATTTAAATTTGAGTAAATTATGAAAACAAAAAGTACATTTGTTAAAGTTGATTTTGATGTTGCACAAAAAAAAGGGCTTGAGCAAGAGGAAAAGCTGAACGCTGCTATCTTGGCTGGATATGCCGTGCCTATTCCTTCCATGATTAAAGAAGGTGATGTTTGGTACGACATGAGTACTGAAGAAATTCTTGATATACCAATGACCCTTGCAGAGTATTACGCAATACCTGTTAGAGATAGAGAGACTTTTTCTAGTTGCGGATTAAGCAGGGATGATTATGACAAGATGATGGAAGAAATGAATAAAACCATGACATCACCCGTAACAAATAAAGAGTGGCGGGAATTTACCGATGAATTTTTTATTGATGTTTTTACATCAGCATTGAAAAGATGCGAAACAGATTATTTAATCGAGTTTGTTGAAGATATTGATATGGAGGGTTTCTTGCACAACCTATTCACATCAAAACAACCTTTTTCAAATTATTTAAAAAGCAGCATCTCGACAAATAGAAAAAATAAACAAAGATTGAAAGACCTTAAATTGCTGGCAAAAGCAAAACAAGAATATAACGATTACTACAACCCATGACCGAACCCAAAGCCCCCTATGCAACCGATAAACAACCCGATTTATACCCGGTGTTTGATCTACTCGAACAGCGCTTACTGGATGGCTGCACGATAGCACGGCAAAATAGCGGCTGGTGGCTGTTCGATGCGGACGGTAACGGAATATGCTCAGGCGTGAACATTCGGGGCCTCATGGTTAACCTGATTCTTACGGTGTGCTGATGACCAAAGCCACCTATGCAAACCCAAGCGAGGGTGACATCATCAGGATGCTCGTCGACCTGGTGAGCTGGGCCGATCAGCTCAAATGCGACCGCTACACCGGCAAGCAGTTGGGCGGGGTGGAACTGGCGGACTATTACCAGCTGCTGGAAACTATAGCAGCGGCAAAACGGCTTATCGTTAAGCTACGATTTGAACAGGAAGGCGTTAAAAATGCGATTTAAGGCACGTTTAGGTGGTGGGTGGTATGTTGGGTTGGGTGAGTCATGAATTTAACGGATGACGCGGATTCTGCCTCTATCATGAAACCGCAGTTTTATTGTTGCCACTGTCGAGAATGGAAAACGGAGATAACCCGCTTGCCCTCAAAGTACCTGAATCACTACATTTGCGCCGAGTGCGACGACAAGCGCTGTATGCCAAGGATGCCCATTGACCGTAAATCAAGCAAAATCCACAGGTGTCACCAACATGAGCAGTAAAGTTTTATTTACCAACACGGTAAATATTTATATTCAAGGCATTGATAATAATGGCTAAAGAATTTTATTGCCGCTACGGTAAACACACAGTGGGTATAGAGCGAAAAATTCACACCGCCCGTCAAGACGATTACATTTGCACGGACTGTGAAGAAGCTCGCACCAAAGACTGGGTTAAAAGCCAGCTTTTTACGCGCAGGCACAACGAACGGCGTGAGGATTATTACACCGATGAGGATTGACTACTTGCCATGAAACCGGACAAGCTCATCCATCAACATGCGATGGTTTTATACAACTACAATCTGGTGGTGGAGTATATCTTCCAAAATGACAAAATTACGGTGACCGCCGTGAAATTTAATGTGTGCGGCGAACATGACTTAAAGCGCTTTATGTCGGAAAATGTCTTTAAATTGATCGTTGAAGATATCGAAAATGCGGAAATGGTACGTAAGTGGATGTGAACACAATTATTTCTGAAATGTCTAAATGTCTGGCGACCTTGTTGATCGTGGTGGTGTTTGTGCTGTTTGTATTAACTATTTTTGGGGTTTTTGGCACGGGGGCGATGGTGGGGTGATCTATGGCTAAAACTATTGAGGACGCACTAAATTTATTCGCTATAGGGAAAAGTTCAAGGGAATGTGAAAAGCTGACAGGAATACCTAAAAGCACTGTAGACAGGGAAGCTAAAAAGAGAGGAATCATAAAGGGTAGCGTGGGACACTGTATTGCAGATAAGGTTAAGGTTGAGGCGGAAATTGGGACGTTGCCTGGGACACTTCGTACACTTATTAATGATGAGGCCGATAAACAAATAAAGATGCTGGCATTTTTTAACGATTCTTCAGTACATCATTGCAAAATAATGATGGATCAAGTTCAACAAAAATATAAAGCCAAGCAGGAAATACCCTTTATTGACCATAAAACCATACAGTCAACTTTACGGGAAGGTAAAGAAACCGTATTCGGAAAGATGCCAGATGTGCAGGTTAATAATATCAATGCTCAAAACCATCCCAAAACCGACCCTAATTTCAGCGCAAAGGACTGGATTGACGAAACGATGAAGGTATTAAATTCTGATGCTGACAACCCGATATGATTACCCTGCTTTTATATTAAAAGCCAGACAATCGGAAAATACGCTCAAAATTTTGCAGGAGCTATGCAAAACTGACTTATATTTTCTATTCCGTTATGGCTTGGATAGAAGTGATGCTGAAAATGATTGGTTGTTTGACCGCTGCGTGGAAGTACAAAATAACCCGGATTCAATGCTCGATTTATGGGCGCGTGAACATTACAAGTCAAGTTTGATAACATTTGCCTTAACGATCCAAGAGATATTAAAAAATCCAGAAATAACAATCGGTATATTCAGCCACACAAGGCCCATAGCCAAGGCTTTTTTAAGGCAGATTAAACGGGAGCTTGAATTAAATAAGCAGTTACAAGACTGGTTCCCAGATATTTTATACAGAAATCCAAGCAAAGAAGCTCTTAAATGGAGCGAGGATGACGGTATTGTTGTAAAACGCAAAGGCAACCCGAAAGAAAGCACCGTCGAAGCGTGGGGCGTTGTCGATGGACAGCCCACAGGAAAGCATTTTAGTTTGTTGGTTTACGATGACATTGTTACCAAGGAGTCAGTGACAACCCCTGAAATGATCGAGAAAACAACAGAGTCTTTGGCACTTAGTTATAACTTAGGCGCACAAGGTGGTAAAAGAAGGTTTATAGGGACACGGTATCACTTCTCTGATACTTACAAAACAATTATGGAAAGAGGCACGGCAACACCAAGAATACACCCCGCTACTCATGATGGTACGTCATTCGGGGAGCCGGTTTTTTTATCGCAAGAATTGCTGGACGAAAAGCGAAGGGATTTTGGTAGCTTCGTGTTTAGTTGTCAGATGTTGCAGAATCCCGTGGCCGACAGTTCACAAGGCTTTAGCAGGGAATGGCTAAGGTATTTTAATGGTCAAGCACCATCAAACGCTAATTGGTATCTGTTAGTGGATGCAGCGAACGGTAAGCGCAAGCACAATGACTATACCTCAATATGGGCAGTTGGATTGGCGGAAGATAAAAATTATTACTGCATACCAGAAGTAAGGGATCGAATTAATTTAACTGAAAGAGCAAAGCGGTTGATTGATTTACATAGAAAATATCATCCTTTAGAGGTTAGGTATGAGCAATATGGAATGCAGTCGGATATTGCTTATATAAAACTGATACAGGAAAAACAAAATTATCGGTTTGAAATTATTGAAGTGGCAGGCCCAACTTCAAAAATTGACAGAATAAAACGCTTGGTTCCCCTATTTGAAAATGGTTCTATTTATTTACCACGAAAGCATATAGTGACTGATTATGAAGGTAAAACGAGGGATTTAATTCATGATTTTATAGAGTCTGAATTAATACCGTTCCCCGTTCCATTGCATGATGACGCACTAGACGCGTTAGCAAGGATTACAGAAGAAGAAGGAACTAACTCAGATACAGGCAAGAAATATACCTTATCTTTACAATGGCCAGATCCGCAATACCACCGACCGATAGACTATTCACGCCATAATCTTGGAATTGTTTAGAAAATCCCTAAACGTGTCGCTAAATGCGTCGATAATGATTGATTTTTTATAAAAACGGTAGAAAATACGATGGTAGGGACAATTCGCGAATTGTCCTTACACCATTTTGGGGATAAGCGATGCCAGCCACCACCAATATAGACACCTTCATTACTGAACTGAACGCGGTTAAAACAGCGTTGGCGGCGGACTTGGTGGCCTACAATAATCTGGTTTCAGCATCCATTCTGCCCACCGAGATTTACGCGATTGTTACCGCAGCCAATGCCACTAAATCAAAAGCCAATGACCTGGTGACTGTGGTCATCGACAACCTGACCAAGCTCAAGGCGTCGGGTTATCCTTATCCCGATGTGCCTATCATTACGCCTGAACAGAAGCTGGCAGCAAAGGCCAATGTCGGGAACCTATCCACGCAACTAAACAAGATCATCAACAAACTATAGGAATGCAATCATGGCTAAAGATAAGAAAAAGCCTCCAATGCCTGGCAAGCCCGGTAAAAAAGGCTGTTAACACCCTAATGAAGCACACACCCATAACATGGGAAGATTTAGAAACAATGTCTACTACTCATGTCCATCATCACTTTTACCACCCAACACAGGAAATTATTATCATGAAAATAAACGAGCTTTTACAAATAAATCAGTCAATAACCGGACAGCTCAACAAGGTCGAAGCGGAAATTATCGCCAAGATTGCCGCCTTGCAAGACGCGGTTAACGCGTTGACTGCACAACTGGCCGATCAAGACTTAACGCCTGAACAAGTGGCCTCATTGACTGATTTACAAAATGTTGCGCAAAGTTTGGACGACATTGTCCCTGATGCAGCGCCTGTTGAAGAACCGGCGGCGTGAACCTTACGTTTTATCACTAACCCGTTCGATTAGGGGCAGTAATGGCAAAGAAAAATAAACTCACTGACGAGGACATCCTTGCCATTATCGCCAACGAGTTAAGCATGGCGAATGTCACGGTGCAGACGCCCGCTGACCTCATCGACCCGCTTAACTACTACCTAGGCAATCCCACCGGCAACGAACAGGAAGGCCGCAGCGCGTTGGTCTCAACCGATGTCGCAGATGCCATTGAGTGGATTATCCCGCAGGTGATGAAGTCGTTTACCCAGAATAACGAGGTGGTGATCTTCGACCCTGTTAGCCCTGATGACGAGAAACAGGCCGAACTGGAAAGCGAGTTCGTCTATGATATTCTGATGAAACAAAATGATGGGTTTATCCTGATTCATCAGTTCGTCAAAGATGCCCTGATGCAGCGTAACGGCATTCTAAAAGTCTATTACGAAAACGAGGAAGATGTTCGCACCGAGGAATATACCGGCTTAAGCCAAGATCAGTTGCAGATGCTGGTATCAGACCCCAAAGTTGAAGTCCTTAAATTATCCGAGATACAAGAATTTACTTTCGATGGACAGCCGCTTTCATTCTTTAATGCAAAAATTAAAATCACTAACAACAACGGAAAAATATGTGTTGATGCTGTGCCTCCTGAACAGTTTCGCGTTAGCAATCAGCACAATTCCATAAATCTGGATAAGGCCCGTTTTACTTGCCACATTGTCACTAAGTCGGTATCTGATTTAATCGAGGAAGGCTATGACCCTGAAGTGGTGCAGAATCTGGCAGAGGCTGACCTGTTACGCTCATCGTACCGCTTTGGGGCTCAACGTGAGAACACGCTTATTCCAGCCACGTTTGTGGAGGACAGTTCATCAAAACTGGTGGACGTGTGCGAGTGTTTCTTAAAGCTGGATATGGACGGGGACGGGGTAGCCACACCCCAAAAGATCACGGTCGGCAACTCAATGCCGCCCAGTGTGGTTTTATCGAAGGAAGAAGTCGATTATTCGCCTTGGGTAGCGTGTACGGCGATTATCATGAGCCACAAGTTTAAGGGGTTATCAATTTATGACCGGCTGAAACAGATTCAGGACAACAAAACCGCGCTGTTACGTAACATCATGGACAACTTGTATCTACAAAATAACCAGCGCAATATCATTGTTGAAGGGCAGGTTACGATTGACGACATGCTGGTTAGTCGTCCGGGTGGCATTATCAGGGCCAAGCGTATTGATGCCATTGCTCCACTAGCAACGCCAATGATTGGTGACACCGGCTTTGTGATGATGAAGTATCTCGATGAGGTGAAATCAGGGCGTGTCGGTGTTTCTGCAGAAGGCACGGCCACCCCGCAGAATATTGGTAATAAGGTCGGTTCTGAGGGCGTAGAACGCTTGATGACGGCGAAAGAAGAACTGGTGGGGCTCATCATACGGGTTATAGCCGAAACGGGCCTTAAACCACTGTGTACCAAGATTCGTGACTTGGCGGTAAAACACATCGACACCGCTCAGGATTTTAAATTTAAAGGCGAATGGGTCAAAGTCAACCCCAGTTCATGGCGACCACGCACTAAAACCACGGTGCGCGTTGGTACTGGTTCAGGCGATCACGCCAAACAGTTAGCCGCTGTTACCCAGATAACGATGATGCAGAAAGAACTCGCACAAACGCCCTTAAGCTATATGTGCAGTCCAGGTAAGGTGTACAGTGCTTTGGATGATTTATGCAAGTTTAGTGGCCTTAATGGCGCTACCCGATATTTTGTTGATCCTGCCAGCCCTGAAGGACAACAAGCGGCGCAACAGGCGCAACAATCTGCACAACAAGCCAGTCAGAAACAAGATCAGATGACTATGGAACAGATGCGGCAACAGGCAGAATTAGCCAAGTCTGCAACTACAGCAGCCGAGTCGCAGATGGCAAACGTGCAGCTCAAAGGACAGGTTGAATTAGGTAAACATCAGCGGGAAATGGACAAAGCGACCTCTCAAGCTGAAATTGCCAGCCTTGAATTACAGTTACAGAAACAAAGGATGCTGCTTGATGCCATTACCATAAAGCATAAAGATGACCTCGACAAAGAGAAAATGCTGCTCGATGCAGCGATTAAGCTGACCGGCATTGAAGCCACCGCCAAGGCGGATGAGGATGCTAATTTCCTGGCTAATCAGAAGCTGGTGCAAGGCGCAGAAGAAACCGTTGATATGGCTGAAGGCGAAGGGGAAACAGACTAATGAATAAGGTGAAAATATGAAATTTATTAAAATTAACCGCTGTTGGACAGGGCGATTATGGTTTCAGCTATACAACATCATAGCAATAGGCTTTGGCCCAAACCGATTTATCGAACGCGTTTGGTACAGAGGTAAAATTATCTATCCAAGGCTGCAATCATGAATGATTATCTGGTGATAGAAAGCGTGGAGTTAGGCGCTCTGGCAAGGCGTGTTGTTGAGGCGATGAATGATGGCTATTTCCCGCTGGGTAATATCACTGTGTTTGAGCATTATCTGGATGATGAAGAAAGCAAGGTGGATCGTATTTTTTATCAGGCAATGGCGAGTTACAAGCAATGAACAATATGGAACGCAACGACCAGTTGGAAAGGGAAATACATATCGGTGAGAAAGCCGCCAAGGCTTATTCGCTTTGGGTAATGCCCTATATTAATACACAAGGCAACCAACTGTTTGATGAGTTCAAGAATGCCAAGCCTGAAGAATATCCCTTAATTCATGCCAGAATTAACGCCTTGACAGCGATAGACTACGCCATTAATCAGGATATACAGACCGGCGTTTTGGCTCGTAAGCAACTAAAAGGTGAATGATGTACTGTAAAGACTGCCTATACAATGTTAAGCATTTTTGTGAAAACGAAAAGCTATCAGAAGATTTTGGTTTTACTGAGGAAGAAAAAAACGACATGTTGGTTTACAGCTATCAGGAAGGCGGACGTTTTGAAGTAGGCGATATGTTTGGCTGCATACATTTTAAAGGTGAATGATATGGTTACACCAATACTTGAACGTGATGATAAGTCCCGTAAGATGCTAAAAGATTACCAGGATGTGGTATCAGGTAAGACTAAAGTGAGTCATAAGAAGCAAATGCAAATGTTGCAAGACAGATTGGCCTATGACCAACAACTAAAAAGGGTGAATAAATGAACGAACAAGAATTGGAAAACGAAATTAAGGTAAAAGGTCTTGATGCACCAAGACTTACACCAGAAATTATTGATAGCAAGATTAAAGAAACCACATACTTTTATAAAGGTACCTTAACAATCTGTGTTATTACAGTACAAAATGGTAATCATGTGATTGGTGAGTCAGCCTGTGTCAGTCCCAAGAATTATGACAAAGAGATTGGTGATAAGTTAGCCTTTGATGATGCCCGTAGAAAAATTTGGCGTCTTGAAGGGTATAGACTGGCTGAAGAACAATTTTATAAGGATATGTAAATGAGTAATGAAATTAATGTCACTACCGATTCTACCCCAGCGGCGACCGGAAGTGTAACAGATCAGATCAGCGCGTTGTTGATGGAAAATGATAATCCGCAACCTGAGAAGAAAGCCAAGCCTAAATTACCCGAATCTAAAGCTGAAGCAGAGCCGGTTGAAGACCTAAGCGATGATTCAGATTACGGTGAGGATGACGAAGGCGATGAGGATTCAGGGGTTGAGATTGATGAATCTGAACCTGATGAAGCTGATGAGTCCGAAACTGATACCACCTGGTCAAAGGTGCTGGGCGTACCTGAAGATAAGATTATTCTCGATGATGAGGGCGATTTTGCCGGTTTCAAGATCAAGGTGGATGGTAAAGTTGATGTTGTTCCCGCCGCTGATTTAATCGCAGGCTACCAAAACAACAAGTCGAACACCCAGAAAAGCAAAGCCCTGGCGGAAGAAAAGAAACAATTTTATGAAGTAGACAAGCCCCGATTATTGCAGGAATATGGCACCAAGATTAAGGATGCCGAGGCGTTAACCAGCTATCTTGAGAACTCTTTGGTTAAGGAATATCAAGGCATAGACTGGAACAACCTCAGGTTTCAAAATCCTGGCGAATATGCCGCACTGGTGCAGGATTACAATATCCGCGTGGATGAGATCCAGAAGATCAAGACCGCCACGGAAACGGTTAAACAGCAGGAAACTGAAAAGTATCAACAAGAGTTTGGTCAAAAGACGCAAGCCTATATACAAGAGCAGGTTCAACAAGCTATAGAGAAACACCCTGAGTGGCAGGACACAAAGAAGTTCAAAGCAGCCCTAGGCGATATGCAGAACTTTGTGACTGAAACCTATGGCTTCTCAGCCCAAGAATTTGCTGATGTGAAAGATGCCCGTATTTTGGACTTGATTCTGGATGCCAAGCGTTATCGTGCGGGTAAGACCATCGCTGAAAAGAAGCTCGCC